AGAGAGGCACCGCTTACTTCTCAGCAGGCTTCGTATTATAAAATACTTAAAGACCGCATGATGATGGAGGCAGACGGAGAGCAAGTTACATCGGTTAACGCAGCTACTAACCTCAACAAGCTCTTGCAAATATCAGGAGGCGCAGTCTACTCCGACGACCGCGAGGTTATTGAGTTCGATGTTAGCAACAGACTAAAAGTTGTTAAGGAAGTAATAGACGAGTCGTCACACAAAGTACTAGTGTTTGTACCGTTCACTCATACCATCGAGCTACTTAGCGAGTTTTGTGCTAAGAGTAAAATAAGCGCTGAGATAATCTCAGGTAAGGTATCGGTCAATAGACGAAGTGAAGTAATAAAAGACTTTCAGACTACCGACAAAATAAAAGTGCTAATCATTCAGCCTATGGCAGCTTCGCACGGTCTTACCCTTACGGCGGCTAACACTATTATATGGTACGCCCCAGTCACAAGCGTCGAGACTTATCTACAAGCTAACGCCCGTATAGACAGGCCCGGTCAGCACAATCCTATGACTATAGTCCATATAGAGGGTAGCGAAGTGGAGCGGAAGTTGTACAAGATGCTGCGCTCTAATATCGGCAACCACAAAAAGATAATTGATTTATACAAAAAAGAAATAGATACTTGACACTGTAAAATAAAGTGTTTTAAACTGGCTATCCTTTCAATTAGGAGGAGCCATGAAAGATTCAGCAGATAAGCTAACCAAAATCTACATTAAGATGCGGACGGCGGTTAGCGAAAAAGAAGACGAAATAAGGAAAATAAAAAAGCAGCAAGAGGTCGTAGTAGAAAAGCTGCTTGCGCTCTGTGAAGAGCAAGACCTCGATAGTCTGAGAACGTCCTCTGGCACAGTTAGCCGTAAGGTACAGACTCATTTTTGGACTAGCGACTGGGAGAGGATGCACGGCTTCATTAAGGAGCACGACGCCTTTCACTTACTCGAGAAACGAATTTCTACCCTAGCAATGAAACAGTTTCTTGAGGATAACCCTGACCTTATGCCTGTGGGTTTACAAGCCACCCGTAAGTATGTTGTTTCTGTATTAAAGCCGCGTAAAAAATGATTCGATTAAAAAATGAAAATGGGTGTTTCATACACCCACGGACCAACTCCCCCTGCGATTCGCTACAAGTAGTGATAGTTGATAGAGGAGAATTATCTAGGAGTTACTACGACAGTAATGGCTTAGCGTGTTGGTCTACCGGGTGTGCGCGACCTGATGACAACGTGCCTGATAGCAAGGTGCAAGCTGGCCGGTGCATGGACTGCACTAAAAGCGTTAAAAGCGGCGGGCATAACCGGGGCGCGGCGTGTAAGTTTTATACTGTTATTAAAGTATTACTACCTGAAGACAACATAGTTTGTGAGCTACGCATAAGCGCAAGCAGCTTATTTGCTAAAGAAACTAATAGGCTTGGGTGGTACAAGCACATCGAATACTTAGAGAAGAACCAAGAAGAAGTAGAAGATATTTTAACCGAATTATATCTCGTCGAACATTACAACTCGTACAGGATATATTTTAAACCCGTTCGACCTTTAGCCGAGGAAGAACTTGCGAACGTGAAGCAGCAACTAAAAGCGGCTTCGCAACCAACCAATCCTTTTATAGGAAACTCAGAGGAACTATACATGGCTAATCAATTTCACATAATCAAGAACGTTGAAGCTCGTTACCCGCGTCTGGACAAGCCGTACCGGTTTGACAACAAGGCAGGGAAGAACGGCAAAAGCGTCCCCTGCGACCCTGCCGAAGACGGCGCGCGTTACGAGCTAGACTTTAGTTTGTCTGCGGATCAAGCTAAGGGCCTGTATAAAATTATGCAGGACGCTTACACCAACGCTAAAAGTCGCGATAAGTCTTGGCCTGTTAAACTAGAGATGCCGTTCAAGAAGCAAGACGACGGTAGCTTTATAGGTAAGACTAGTCTGAAGGCAGCTTATAGCGGCAGTGTGACCGAGCCACCGGCTCAGTTTGATGCCCAGAACGAACGCCTTGGCGCTGACTTTATGCTGACTACAGGTAGTACAGTAAGCATAGCGGTCGAAATGATCCCGTTCAAGATGGCATCTACTGGTGTATCCCTTAGGCTCCGTGGTGTACAGGTGCTTGAGTATATCCCGTACAAGCCTGCGTCTCCTTTCGATGCGGTTGACGGCTTTACCGCTGACCAAAGCAAGGGCATGTTTGCCAAAGTTAGTACGGAAGCTGACGCTGAAGACGACGATGGCATGTTTGAAACGGAAGGGCAGATTACTAAGCAGCCTGATTTGTTTGACGACGAAGAAGAGGCGGAAGTTGCCGCGCCTGTTAAACGAAAGACAAAGAAAGAAGCTGCACCGGTCGAAGACGAAGAGATGTCTGACATCATTGACATATGGGGCGACGAAGACTAATGAGCTATGGCTACACAACGAGGCTGGGTAGCCTAAACAAATTAGCTGATAGCTCTATGCTCGGGGTAAAACTTGGTCGCGTGTGCATCCGGAAGGAAGTTCCCGCCGCCCAAGTTGCCAGTCAACTGGGGGTAAGCAGGCAGACTGTTTACAACTGGTTTTCAGGAGTGCACACGCCTAGTAAAGAACTAACAGCTAGCATTAAACAACTAATAATAGAGTATAAAAAATGACTGACTTCAACCTCATAGACTATGTAGTCCCTACGGGCGGCTATTACTGTGTGGTTGGCGCAGGCTCAGGCTTCAAATCAGAGTATACAAAGGACCGAGCAGAAGTAGACATCTTAGTCGAGCAGTTCGTTAAGCAACGCAAAGATGTTTACTTCATGTTAGGTAAAATTACAGAAGCCGGAAGCAGAGAAGCAACAAACGTAGAATCTTTGCAGTCTGTTTGGGTAGACATCGACTGCGGTACAGGTAAGGCCAACGATATAGACGATACAACGGGCCAACCTAAGGGGTACGAAACTAAGAAAGAGGCGCAGCTCGCGCTGAAGGAGTTTTGTGAAACTGTGGGGTTACCTTTCCCCGCTGTAATAGATTCTGGGGGTGGCATACACGCATACTGGGCGCTAACTGAAGAAGTGCCAAGGACGCGGTGGCTACCCATCTGCAAACGTTTGAAGCAAGTCTGTGTAACTCAAGAGTTTTACGCCGACCAAAGAGTATTTGATGCGTCTCGCATCTTAAGAGTACCGGGGACCTTTAATCAAAAGTACGATCCTCCTGCTCCAGTAACTGTTATACGCCCAAACGATAAACGAATTACACCCGACGACCTAAGAGAAATACTAGGTGTAGATTCTGAAGCTGAAGAAGTAGAACGCGGGGCAGTAGCGCTAAGCCCGCTTGAAGAATTGGAATACTCAAATTACACTAGCGTGTTCAAACGCATAGTTACACGCAGCGACGGGTGCTTACAGCTTCAAGATTGCATCCGGACTAGGCAATCTTTAGAAGAACCACGTTGGTTCGACGCGCTATCAATTGCTAAGTTTTGTAGCGACAGCATGAAGGCGGCGGTCATCTTATCAGAGGGTCACCCTGATTATTCTTTTGAAGCAACGCAACGAAAGATGCACGGTATTAAAGGCCCGCATTCGTGTACGGAGTTTGCTTCGCACAACCCTGAAGGGTGCAAAGGGTGCCCGCACAAAGGCAAGATAAAGACCCCCATAACGCTAGGGCAAACGGTTAAAAGAGCTAGTAATAGTGTGGGGCCTGTTAAGTATCGCCCTCCTTACTTAAAAGGAGAGAACGGCGGCATCTATGTGCAGGATAAGGAAGGCGAAGCGCACTTTGTGTACGAATATGATTTCTATATAAGCCAACGTATGACTGACCCTAACGATGGCGACGTGGCTATAGGGGTCGTATACCTCCCTAAAGACGGCAAACGAGAGTTTACTATACAGAATGAACAGCTAGATTCCAGAGAACTTACAAGAGTGTTAGCTAAGAACGGTATCCTAGCAGACAAAAAATCTACTCCCCATTTGCATAAATATGTCATTGACTCCATTAAAGCATTGGGCACAGAAAAGGCAGCAGATAAAATGCGCGTACAATTTGGTTGGGCAGACGGAGACACTTCTTTTATCGTTGGAGAAAGTGAAATAAAAGTAGACGGTGTATACCACTCGCCGCCTTCTACTGTTACTACCGTATACAGTGACTTCTTACAACCCCGGGGGTCTTACGAGAAGTGGCAAGAAGTATTTAACATGTACAATAGGCCGGGGTTGGAGGTGCACGCCTTTGCTGCGCTTAGTGGGTTCGGCTCTGCCTTACTTAAGTTCACGGGGCAGAAAGGGGCCATCATAAACTTAGTCCACCCCCACGCAGGCACAGGTAAAACTACAATCTTGCGTATGGCTAACAGTATTGCGGGTGAC